GGAGAGACTTCTCTTGAAGCCGCAGTCATTCAGATTGGTCAGTGGACTGATGAACGTGGTCTGTTGATTGCTGCCCAACCCAGAAAACTTATAATCCCTTCAAATCTTCAGTTTGTTGCTACTAGACTGTTGGAGACAGAAGGACGAGTGGGTACAGCAGATAATGATTTGAACGCAATACGTAGTAATGGTTCTATCCCTGAAGGGTATACAATTAACCATTATCTTACGGATACTGATGCGTTTTTCATTATGACTGACGTGCCAAATGGCCTGAAGCACTTTACTCGTACACCAATGGCTACATCTATGGATGCAGACTTTGATACAGGTAATAGCCGCTATAAGGCTAGAGAAAGGTACTCTTTCGGTGTATCCGATCCCTTGGGGATTTTTGGATCGCCCGGAGCGTAGCTTTACCCTATGGGTGGGTTAGTTGGAGTAAATCAATCGTCGAGGTTTATTCTTGACTAATCCACCCAACTTGATTAATTTGTCCCTGACAGTTATATAATATAACTGACATTAGCCACGACAGGAGATAAACATGGCGAACACAACTTTCAACGGTCCCGTCCGTTCCGAAAACGGATTTACTATAGTATCTAAAAATAGCTCCACTGGGGCTGTAACAGATGTAGCTTCTATTGCCTCTACAGGTATTGTTACTAACAAGTTTGTAAAACATGTAGGTTTTGCTACAGGGGTTACGGTAAATACAACTGCGGGTGATAGCCCTGCGATTGGTGAATTTACACAACCAGCAAATACCATTATCACAGACATCAAAATATTTTGTGTAACTGCCCCTGTTATTGGAACAGGTGATATTGGTTATGAAGTTGGTACCTCTAGTTCTGGTGCCCAGATTGTAGCTGCGGTCACAGATGAGATTTTAGATGGTGGAACGACTGTTGTAGTAGGTAACGTAACAACTACAACTTTAGTTGCACAAACACAAAGTGCTACCACCGCACCAGCGTCTGTTCAGTATACGTCCGCAGAACGAACTATATTTTGTAACATCACTAACACGGTTGATGCAACCACTGCTGGATCGTTTACTTTTATTATTGAGTATGTACAGGTTGCATAATAGGAGGCAACAATGGCTGATGCAGTTACCTCACAGACACTGATAGATGGGCCTATCCATGTAGCTATGAAATTTACAAATGTTTCTGATGGCACAGGAGAGTCTGCTGTTACTAAAGTGGATGTAAGTGCTTTAGAAACTGGCCCATACGGTAAGACGTGTACCGGAGTTACTATAGAACGTATCTGGTGGCAGTGTATAGGAATGAAAGTTCAAATCCTTTTTGATGCCACCACAGATCAGTTTTGTATTGAACTTGGTGAAAATCAAAGTGGTAACCATGACTACAGCCTGTTTGGGGGTCTTAGTAATAACGCAGGATCTGGAAAAACAGGCGACATAAATTTTACCACTGTAGGACATTCTAGTGCAGATACATACACGATAATTATGTATATGCGTAAGAATTATGCGTAACGATTACTACGGTAAGAAAGAGACATGCCCTACTTTTAAAAAAGGCGGTATGAAAGGTATGTCTATAAAGAGTGGTGATAAACGTCCTACCAAGCAAGGTGCTGGTATGACAGCAAAAGGGGTAGCCAAGTATAGGCGGCAAAACCCCGGTTCTAAACTACAAACGGCTGTAACGGAAAAGAAACCAACTGGTAAAAGAGCTGCTAGGCGTAAGTCATTCTGCGCTCGCTCTGCTGGACAGATGAAGAAATTCCCTAAAGCTGCAAAAGACCCTAATTCTAGGTTGCGACAAGCGAGAAAACGATGGAGATGCTAAATGGCATATTTACAATCAAACATCCCGCACTTCAAGTGCTGGGTGCGAAAAGAGTATACGTACAATCATGTTAAATATCATGGTGAATATTTACATGCACTAGCGATAGCGGTCACTTGCATACCAGACAGATCACTTAGTTTTCAAGTGGTTTTTACAGGAGCAGAGACTTATGATGATGAAAATGAACCAAATATACATGGTGGAGCAATGTGGGCTAGAATGCCCATAGAAGCTCTTGTAGGAGATACGATATTGGAGCAATGGCCCGAACCTATGTTGCCACGTTTAGCGCAACCTTGGGACTGTAGCTCACGAGGACATCAGGTACATGTTTATGACAGAACAAGCTCAAGTCCTTGGATATGTAAGATAGACGGAGAGTTCCATACAGGTAAGTACATGTTTACAGTAGATTATACAGATAGTAGTATTTCTGACGATCCTGCTCAACATAAACAGAGCCATGTAATAGAACTTACCGATGCAGGAGAATGGACAGGTAATATAGTAGCTCTTCCTAATAATAGAGTAAGAGTTACGAATCCTGCCCTTTGGGAATGTGGCGAAGGTGCTCCAGATTTTAGACCTAGCCAATGGGTTCTTAGTGCAGAGTGTGACAGTAGCTATATGGACCCTGAAGTTACATTTGATAATTTATATGCGGAGAACAGTAATGGCAAAGATGAAGATGGTTAAAGGCCCAGATGGAAAGATGGTTCCTGACTTTGCGGCTGATGGTAAAGGTAAAATGGCTGGTGGTGGTATGATGAAATCTAAGATGAACACCAAGGGTGGTATGAAAGGCGGTGGTATGATGAAATCTAAAATGGGTATGAAAATGGGCGGTCTTAAAACACCTACTGCTGACCAAAAAGGCCTAAAGAAGTTACCTGAAGAAGTTCGCAATAATATGGGGTTCAAAAAAGCTGGTGGTATGATGAAGACCAAAGGCTATGCTATGGGCGGAATGAAAACTAAAGGCTATGCTGTAGGTGGTGTAAAAACTAAGGGCGCAGCTAAAAGTTCTGGTCGTGGTAGAGGAATCGAATCGAAAGGTGTTAGACCTGCTAAAATGGTGAAGATGCGAGGTGCGTAGATATTATAAAACAGGTGGCAAAGCCAAGTCTGGAGGTAAAATTTGCCCTGCTGGTAAGGCGTGGGCAAAACGTACTTTTGACACATACCCTTCTGCATATGCAAATATGGCAGCTTCTAAATATTGTAAAGACCCTAATTATGCAAAGGGTGCTAAAGGTAAAAAGAAGAAAAAGTAATGGGTCAGTTAAAAGAATGGGTAAAACAAGACTGGGTTAGGATTGGCACAGACGGTAAAATCAAAGGTAAGTGTGGTACTTCTAAAGATAAGAAGAACCCGGATCGTTGCCTACCTAGAAGCAAAGCACAATCACTGAGTCAGAGTGAGAGGGCTACTACTGCCAGAAAGAAAAAGAAAGCTGGGGCAAAAGGAAAAACCGTGGTAGCAAACACACCAAAAGCTAAAGTAAGAAACATGAGAGAAGGTGGTTTAAATAAAGGTACACGATCTATAGCTAAAGGCTGCGGTGAAGTGATGGAAGGTAGACGTAAAAAAACTTTGTATGTGTAGGGAATAATTATGGCTACATCAGGTACTACCGCGTTTGATATGGATTTTACCGAAATAGCTGAAGAGGCTTGGGAAAGAGCTGGACGTGAGATGCGTTCTGGTTATGACCTTAGAACAGCTAGACGTTCTATGAATCTAATGACAATAGAATGGCAGAACAGAGGTATAAATCTTTTTACTATAGATGAGGGCACTGTCAGTCTAATAGAAGGCACAGGACAGTATACTCTCCCCGCAGATACTATTGACTTATTAGAACAAGTCATACGCACCGATAGTGGCACCTATCCGACACAATCTGATCTTAACATAACACGTATTAGTGTAAGCACTTATGCTTCTATTCCTAACAAGTTAATACGTGGTAGACCCATACAGGTATACATAGAAAGGCTGGTGGATGCACCTAAAATAAATTTATGGCCTGTGCCGGACAAAAGTAATCACTATGTATTTAAGTATTATAGAATGCGTAGGATACAAGATGCTGGTAGTGGTATTGAAACAGCAGACATGAACTTTCGATTCTTACCGTGTCTTGTTGCAGGGCTTGCATACCATATAGCTATGAAAGATCCAGAACTTGCACCTAGAATACCTTTACTAAAAGAAACTTATGAAGAACAATTTGCTTTAGCTGCTGCTGAAGATAGGGTTAAGGCTCCAGCTAGATTTGTACCGCGTATAGGATATTCCTAATGTCTACTAGGTTTGCCTCTAACAAGCGTGCAATAGCTGAGTGCGATATTTGTGGTTTTCAATATAAGTTAAAAACCCTTAGAGATATAGTAGAGAAAGGTAGAAATACTCATTTAAAAGCCTGTAATGAATGTTGGAATGAAGATCACCCCCAACTTAAGTTAGGCGAGTTTCCTGTGTATGACCCACAAGCTATCCGTGACCCGAGACCTGATAAAAGTTTAGGTGATGCAGGGTCCACAAGTAGTAGGGTAACGCAGTGGGGGTGGAATCCAGTTGGCGGTCCTACATCCTTTTATGATAATCTAGTTCCAAATACTTTAGTAGGCACAGGCAGTGTAGGCACAGTTACGGTGACAACATGACTATGACATATGCACAGTTAAAAACAAACATTGAAGACATTGTAGAAAATTCATTTACTACAGATCAACTTAATTTATTTATACAACAAGCAGAACAAAAGATATATAACATTGTACAGTTTCCTGCCTTGCGTAAAAACGTAACTGGTACGATAACATCTGGAGTAAAGTATTTAACAGTGCCCACTGACTTTTTATATGTTTATAGTTTGTCAATTATTGATTCTAGTAGTAACTACATATTTCTTTTAAACAAAGATGTTAATTTCATACGAGAGGCTTACCCTGTTGCAGCCACCACAGGAGTTCCTAAACACTATGCTCTCTTTGACCAAACATCTTTTATTTTAGGCCCAACACCTAATAGTGCGTATACAACAGAATTACATTATGGGTACTATCCAGAATCTATTGTTACCGCTAGTTCTACCCCTTGGTTAGGCACTGAATTTGATTCAGCACTTCTTAACGGCTCTTTGGTAGAGGCTGCTAGGTTCTTAAAAAGTGAACAAGATATTACTGCTGTGTATGATAAAATGTACAATGATTCTCTTTTGCTATTAAAAAATCTGGGGGATGGTAAATTACGAGCTGATACATACCGTTCTGGACAACCTAGAATAGGTGTAAACTAATGTTTAATATTGAAATGGGTTTGTCGCAAACTGGAGTAGTAGGAGTAGAGACTACCGAGTATAAAGGGCATGATGTAGAGTTCTGGGCAGATCGAGCCACACAACGTATTGTATCTGTGGGCCTTTTTT